CTAAAACAACTGCTAAGTGACGAAAACCACATGTTAGCCGTGAAAGAACAGCAGAACGTCACCAAACAGATGCGAGGCAAACTGATGGATGACATCAACCACTATCGCGACATCTGGCAGATGTACCATGACGAATGGGCAAAGGAGCGCCAGCAAGGTATGATCGACTTCGGATAATCCCATTCTGATTTTTTTCATTCTGATTTTCACTCTGATTTTTTATAAAAAATACGATTATGGAAGAAAATTTTTTGAATTTTTGCGCACAGAGACTTCAGCAAGCAACATGCGAGGCTATTGTGAAAGAGGACTGGATTAAGCCTATCCTGGGCAACATGACCAAGGCTGCCAGCAAGGGAGAAATGAACGGTGTCATCTTCGTAAAAGACCACGAGGCCCTGAAGGATGCCAACAACATCACCAAACTTTGCTTCTTCTTCCGTCAGAAGGGTTTCTTTGTAATGGTGAACCACAACGACGAAAACGGTCAGTTTATCAATGTCTCTTGGGATTGGAATGCCGACAAGCAACGTGCCATTGACCTTGCGGAAGCCATCGGCGACCAGCTGCTGTTGGCAGTAGAGGGAATGACCGGCGACATTGAGAACATCAACGAGATCCTGGGCAACTATGCCATCGCTCAACTCAAAGGCGAGTCAAAAACTTACCGCAAAGCCATTGAATTGATTGAGTCACGTATGGCCGAACCAACTACAGAGGAATGATCGTACATCGTTTTATGTCTCGCGAGGAATACATCAAACTGATGACGGGTCAGCAGTTGGTGAATCATAGTAAGCACGAAGGCAACCGTACAAAAGCGGTTGGCTTCTGCTTCACTCAGGATAACCCTGACAAAGCCATTCACTATCTGAGTGGATGCGTCGATACCGATGTATGCCTGACATTCGATTTCCCAGCAGAACGCCTGAAACCCGTTAAAGCCATCTATCGCGACTACGAGCACGACGATAAGCTGATGACGCGCCCGATTATCCCCTACAACTACGACGATATTCCCACGATGGAAAAAACGGAGTACTGCACCACGTCCTACGACATTTCGATGTGCCGAGTGATTAACGTCACCACCAAGTATAACGTGGTACCAAGCCGTCGCGACTTCGAACAGGTGATAAAGGTGATACATGGCGAAAACCAAACGCGATTTGAAATAGAACTGATGAGTAACCCAAAATACCGTCGAGGATGAGTAACCGTACATCAAAGATAACCATACAAGAGGCATACGACGAATGGAGCCAACAGGACGGCAGTAAGGAGTTCGCCATTAAGACGCGCAACGTATTCAAGAATACCTGGAAGCATCTGGATATGAACATGCCTTGCAGCGATGTGACCTTGGCCAAACTCCATGAGGCATGTAATCAGGCACCAGGATTGCCAGCAGATAAGATTAAGGCTGCATCCGTCATGGTGCATGTACTCCGCTATGCCCACACACAAGATCCTGCGGACTGTCCCCTACCCTCATTCGAATATTCCGATATCACGACCGGAATGTTCGAGACTGTTAAAGCGGGTAGAAAATTTCGCGAAAGTGTACCAAAATTGACCGAAAGCGTACCAAAATTGCCAAAAAACGATCCAAAATTGACCGAAAACGTTCCTGAATTGCCAAAAAGCGTAGAAAAATTGCCCAAACCTAAAAAGCAGGTGGTCAAAAAGAGTGGTCAAAAAGTGGTCAAAAAGACTGCAAAAAAGTCAAAAGATGAATCTCAAAAGTCAAAAGCGCCACAAAACGGGAACATTCGCCTGACGAAGGATGGCAAACGCTATAACCCTTCACGGGAGCGTCGTCAGATTGCCCAGATTGATCCAAGCACGATGGAGGTCATCAAGGTATGGCCCACACTCCGCGAACCGGAACGTGCGCTGCGCGTAACATCACTCTGGAGAGCCATCGCAAACCGTCGCACGTCAGGTGGTTACTACTGGTGCGACTTTGGCGACATCGACACCTTCGAACCCTCAGAGTCGCACAAGAATCCCGTCATCTGTCACAAACCCGTCACCATCAGCAAAGATGTGGAGTTTGTCGCTACGCCTACCAAACCAAAGAAAGAGGAAGCGCCAGCCGACGGCGTACACATTGGAAACGTACCGGAACAAAACCCTGCACTCTCTGACTGTACCGACAAAGCGCTCATCGACGAACTGAAGTATCGTGGCTGGCACGGACATATTCACCTCACTATCGACGTTTACCTATAACATATTTATATTATGGCTACCAAATGCAAAGGCAACGGATGCCTGCTCAAAGGCTCCTGCCAACTCTTCGACTGGAACAGCACCGACGAAAACGCGATGGATCACTGCGACCCCGAAACCCGCGAGTGCTACATCACGAGTAATTAATATATTAATTCTTAAACGAAACAATTATGAAACAAGAAAACATGAATTACCCCCCCTAAATGACTTGGAGGGTATGACGGTAGATGAGCTATTTGCTCTCCGTCAAAAGTGCCGTGAGGTGCGCGACAACATTTTCCACCGCACGAATGAAGAATCAGACAACATCCAGGCGAAACTCCGTAGAGAGTACCACATCGAGCGCCACCATTTTGATATGCAGCTCGACGAACTTCGCCGACAGTTAGATGAACTAAGACCCCGACAGGGCGAACCGGCAGCCAGAATAGAAATGGCCGACATCCGCACAAAAATGACCGAACTGAAATATCAGTTTTCGTGCAAGCGTGAGGACTACGAGGCTAAACTGGCTCAGAGTGCAACAGAACGCATGCGAAAGCGTGCTCAAGCCCAACTCGAATACGAGAATGCAGAGATTGCCGTCTGCAAGGCCATACGCGATAAGAATGGTTTCCTGAGCTTAGGACTACCCAATCAGAGTATCGTTCGCACAGCCGATAACCCGAATGGAACTACATCTGAAGATTAACGACGTGGTGGGAATGGATGACGATGGAAAGCACGTCATCCGTTTCCCAGCCGAAGATCTGAAAGCGGCATTGCTCGAAAAGCCTGGCTGGGTCATCGATGAGATTATACGCCCACTGATGAAAACAAATACCCGTCTGATAGCCGAAGCACTCGATAACAACGAACTGCGTAACACTATCTACATGCAGGAGCAAGCCCGACGGGAGGGCATCAAGGAAAAGCGCGAACGTAAGCGCCTCTTTGAGATTGAGCGACAGCGACGTGCTGACCAGCATAAGGCATCCATCGCTACCCGCAAGGCCCTCGACTTCTACCACGATATATTAGGAATTGAAGATTGAATTATGAGTAAACCCAAAGTTTTAGCACGAGGCGTAGAATACTACGAGGACACGGACACGCTATTGCTGATCCGCTGTCCCAAGTGCGGCAAAGAAAACTATGCACCGAACGTCGCCAAAGGCATCTGCACCTGGTGTGGCTACGATGCCCACGAACTAATAAAGAAGTAATGGCAAAGATACATTTCATTCAGGCGATAGAGATACCCAACACGATAAGCCCGACGATATTCAAGTTGGATGTTGTGGAATCGTGTCGTAAACTCAAAAACGGCGAAGTGCTCTACGAACTGCGAGAGAAGCATCTATACCCCAACGGCGAACGCAGGCCCATCGGAGGAACTTTCGTAAAAAGTGGTCAAATGCTCTGCCAGGACACCGAAGGCTGGTGGCACAGACTATCAAAGGAACATTATCAAACAATTATTGATTCATATACTTATGAACATTGAGACATTAGACGCTGCAAACAAACTCGATAGAGCGATTTGCGACAAAAACTTAGCGATTGAACGTATTGGTGTAACCCTTCAGCGCATGAAGGAAGAGGGTTACGTGGTGATTGTTGACAGTTTCCCTACTGACAACCCAGAACATCACAACACGATAGATCAGTTGGCACTACTGCCAGAACTGCGTGAGGCCCTGCAAAAGGCTCAGGTACGACTCCGCTACGAAGTAACAGAGCTGAAGAAAGATTTTGAAAGATTATAATGAAGATTATCACTCCACTCACACCAAAACCGATAGAGGCCGGTAGCGAACCACCAACGATTAATATCGCAGAGGTGGAATGTATGCCGCTCTCGCTCGACGATCTGACTCCTGGTGATGCCATTTACTCAGACGATGGTAAAATGGCCGTCATCCGCAAAGTGACTGCCTCCGGTGTCTATGTCTATATCGACGGCATGCGTGAAGTGATTATGGAGTGCCAACTTCACCACTGGTTTTTATAACGATAAATTATGGAGCAAATATATCATCTTTACATCACTCACAAATGCGGTCACAAATGCCCGCTGTGTTGCAATAGACTCTATGACATTGACAAACTCCCCGTCATCACAGTAGAGGACTTAAATCAGGCCCATACAGTCTGCCTCACTGGTGGCGATCCGTTCTACCTCCTGAGAGAAGAATTGATATCCATTGTTGACAGACTTCGCATCCACTATAAGAACATCCAAAGAATCTATATTTATACCAGCGGAAAGATGCTCTGGATAGAAGGTGCCTATTCTCATTGGCACGAACTGATGCAGTCTGTCAGCGGAATCAATATTGCCCCTAAAGATTATGGCGATTGGGATAGACTCGACTATCTGCTTCAGCAGCAGAAATGGTTGGAAATGACTGCACAGCCAGGAATGTCTAATCGCCTATACATTTTCGATGACCAGTGGAGTACATGGAAAACCATCAGCAAAGATGTTATCCTTCCACAAACATGGCAAGTGATAGGTCGCAAATGGGATAAGGAATTTAATACACCCGAAAACGAGCACTTTGTAAGATTACCTATATTATACTGACAAACAATTTATAAAGAAGTAAAATTATGGCATGTGATTGCATTAGTAACTTCAATAAACTTTTGAAGGAGAAATTTAACGAGACAGCCACCGTAAATAGTGATGTACTGTCCGGTCGTGTGATTGTAAACGGCATTTACCACAAACCCAAGTATAAGGGTAAGCCAGGTGAATATCAGCAGAAGTGGGAGGAGGTATCCCTCTGGCCAAAATACTGTCCCTTCTGCGGTAAGCCCTACGACATCAAAGAAATCTATGGCCCAGATACCGTAGAACTGAAAGAAAACCTTTATTGCACCCACGTAGAGCTGAATAATTGGGACTACGACGAAAAGGATCAGATGCGCCCAAAAACCTACGAACTAAGTTTCCGCTACTATGGTGTAGAAGTATCGGCATATCTCGCCACTGAATCGCTAAAAGACAAACGATTGGACTTTAGCATGGTGGAATGTGCAAGCGACCTGCTGGCATCTTTTGAGGATATATTTATCAGCAGCAACTTTCTCGATGATAAGATCTTCGAGCTCTGCAAAAAGCATTGGGACGAAGTAGAGGGCAAAGATTCAGAATATAACTACGACGGCACCCGTCAACCGTAACGATATGGAGTATAACGACGATGGAGTACCCCGCTGGGTAGAGCGGTTCTATAACGGTCTATGGGACATTCTGAAAGTGCTGCTGATTATCGGCTTCATAGCTGCTATTATCTTCGGGCGCATCCTCTTCGATAAATGGTATGTAAATTGGTTAATGAAGTAATTATGAAGAAACGAAACTATAAGAGAATATTTCGCCCTGGCACTCTGATGAGAATACAGGGAAGCAACAGTGTGTTTATGTCGCTCGGTCTCAATCCGAAAAACAACAGACAGATATTTTCCTTCAACGGCATGGATATCGTAGAACGCAAGCCTGTGACCCGTGCTGATGGACGCGCACGCCCTGCTAACAAATGGGAACAAAACACCTATTGGGCCGTAATGAAAGAAATTACAGCCAAACAGGACAGCCTACACATCAAAAAAGTGTGGACTCCTGAAGCAGAGCAAATGATTCGTAAAAAGTTGATGAACGACTACATTCAGGCCAACGACATGATAGACTATGCCAGTCGTGCTGACAAACCTATCAAAGGCGGTCTTATCAAAGAAAAAGAGTCCGTTGACTCCATGATTAAAGTCATCAGAGAAGCATTAGGAATAAAAGATTGAAGTTATGAAGAAACTTAGCAATATACTTAGTTGGGCCATCAACATACTGCTGTTTGGTGGACTCGCATTCTTTACGGTAGTGTTTTTCCTTCGTGGCGATATGTTTCATGCCATTATCGATTTGCTCTACCTTCTTATCATCGTGAGCAACGTCGTTTTCCGTCACCTCTATAATAAGATGAAGCGCGAGAACGAATCTCTCCTGGAAGGTGGCAAGGTGCTGGTAGAACAGAATGCCAAACTGACGGAACAACTCAATAAGATGCAAGATCCATTTCGCTTCGATGCGGAGACTCAGATTAATGGTCAGCACGTCCGTATGGAAACCATCAGAAGCACCATACGAAGAGATAAGTCATTTCTGATGGGCTTCAACGAAATGGAGCGCAACCGTCGCCTTCACTACATGGAAACAGTTGCCAAACAAGACCTGATGGAAAGTATCTTTGACACCGAACTGATAGAGATACGCCAGAACTTCGACGCTATTCACGAGGACACCGTGACCGCTGAAATCATCGTCGGTGTAAAGAGCGACAAACCCATTAATGAAATCATTAAATCATAAATCAATGATTGAGCCAAACAACATATACCAGGGCGACTGTCTGGAGGTGATGGACGGGATAGCGGATAAGAGCATCGATGCCATTATCTGCGATCTGCCTTACGGCGTATTGAACAAAGGAAACAAACATGCTCAGTGGGACGTGGTGATTCCCTTTGATCCTCTGTGGGCGCATTACGAGCGTATCATCAAACCACGCGGTGCCATCGTGCTCTTTGCCTCTGGTATGTTTACGGCCCAACTGATGATGAGCAATCAGAAGCTATGGCGCTATAACCTGGTATGGGACAAATGCCGTGCTACGGGATTCCTGAATGCCAACCGCATGCCATTGCGCTACCACGAGGATATCTGCGTATTCTATAAGCAGCTGCCAGTGTACCATCCTCAGATGGAAGCATTGAACGGACGCGAGCCAAACCACTCGCAAG